CGTTGTTATAGTTTTTATCTTCGATCCAGTCTGTAAATGATTCACTAACACCACCTACAGAAATTATAGGATCTTTACTGCTAGCCTGTGCTTGATGATAATTTAAGTAAGGATGTATGGCATCATATCCTGCTACTATCCATCCACCTTCAGTTTTTTCCAGCCGTACTCCACTGTAACTTACAGTAGTTACAGGACTGCTAACATTGAATATAATGTCATAATTTTCCGAAGGAATAAAAATTCCAGACGAAGTAGCTGAGGGATTTTTAGAATCTAACAGATATTTCTGTTGTTGTTGATCAACGAAGCCACTCATCCTAAAACTAAGAGCTACATCTAATTTTTCTATTTTAGCCTGTAGACTATCCGGAGACAGCCCTTGAGATTTTGTATAGCTGATTAGATACTTTACCAAACCCGAGGCTGTGGAATTTGTTACGTAAGGTGCGATGTCAGCTATTGTTGTAAAGAGATCTGTTGTCGAATTTACATACTGATCTAACTTGTTTTTTACTATTCTTGATCTGTCAAAATTATCAGGAATATATTCAAATGGTTTCATTAGGCACATAGCAGTAACTATTGCAAAAGGCCATTCTGAACTGGATCTCCATGCGTATTCTACCGGGCTCACATCTCCTAGTACGAAAGGACCGCGATTGTTAATCAATGAAAAATCTTGTGCTAGATTAGAATCCAACGGGCTTAACAGTTTACCGTCACTGTCTACCGGTATATGTCTAATAAGTCCTGGACGCTTGTATCTTTCATGTCGGCCGGCTCGAACACCCTGGCGAATAATACCAGCTTCAAGATCTTCCCATAAAATCAAATTGTTACTAGTGTATGGTGCTGCTCCATATTCTTTTTGCCACCAATCGGGCTGTTGACTAAATCCTAACATCTCCCAAGGACAGCGGTGTGGGCGATCTGTGTCATAGAAATGCTGATATACACCTCTCCACCAGCCAGGAATATTTTTGGTCTTGGTAGGATCTGACATATTTGAATAGGTGTAAGTGAATGAGTTCTCACTATCAAAATATTCATTCAAGGTATAGTTGATGTTGGTGTTTTGAATCCACTTGAGGAAATCCTGCACTACAATACCATCTAACTGAGACTTAGAATATTCACCGACGCCGTAGTATCCGGCCAGTATTTGATCTATGTCAAAAACTGCAGGATCATATTCCTGCTTGATATTATTATAGATACGTAATTCAAGTTCTATCAGTAGATCATCTCTGAAATCATTGTAGGCCGCAGTGATACTGCCATCGTGTACTTGTATCACATATCTAGGGTCTTGATAGGTGTCATCAAGAAATTTTATCGGAGTGTATTTTTTATACAATCCCATAGATGTAGGAGTTGAGGGGATGTGATTAGTAGCTGTGCTGAGATATTCTCTTATCTCAATAGTATCGCCTACTGCTAATGCCTTTGAGATTTTTACAAAACTAAATGTAGAATCAAATGTATAGTCTTGAGCATTTATCAGTTGTACACCGTTTTTATAAACATAGACAGCTCTAGTACTAGGTGTTTTTAAATCAAATGGCTGTGTTAAAGAAAATACTGTGATTCCCGAGTCTTCAACTATTGTTTCTAACGCAGTGTAGGCACCTGCTCCTATCATGTCTGAGTCGGCAAATGCATTTTGTGAAGTTTTTACTGCGGTGAGACTATTGATAATATCATCAACAAAATTAACTACGTCATCGTTAAAGTCAATTTCAACTGCTCTTTGTAAGAAATTGTTTTTAAAATCTGTATATTCTTTTTTAGCATATTGAATAGATTTTATAATATTATGAGTCTTGTCACACAATGCCATAACAGCCAATGGTGTGTTTCCGCTGTGTTTTAAAAATCTTCCGGTCAATAGTCTATAATCTTCAAGATCCCTTAGATTACTAGATCCTGGTAATTTTCCTGTGTATTCGCTATCCCATTCTACTGCACTGCTGATGTGAGCCACAGCCTGCCCTAGAGTAAAAGATTCAATCGGAGTATTAAACGGATTTTTTTCTAGACCGACTGGCATTTCATAATAGCCTTGGTCGGGTTCAATATCTGTAATAAGTTTTATTACTACAACATCGTTTACTGCGAATGGGGTATTAAACACAAAGGTGCCACGATTTCTTGTCCATGTGCCGTTATATTGTGAGCCGTTGAGATAGAAATTTATGCTAGTGTCGGCAGGCAGGCTCTCCCATCTTACTGTGTTAAAAATCAATGTGTCTGTAGCGATTTCTACCACTTGATCATCTATGATAGGTTGTACATATTTGGAATTCAGTTGCTGCCAACCATTGGCGTATCTATCAGATCCAAATCTATAAAACCCTGTAGATATTTTTTTCTGCACTGGAGATCTATCAATGGTGTACCGAAATGTGTCAGTGTCCCAATTAAAATTAAATTCTATATCGCCAATGTTGTCTATATTGAGATAGCTGATTTTAAAACCTAATTCTTTGTCGATCCTAGCATTACCTTGCTTATAGCTTAGTATGCTTGAACCTGTGAATTCTGTATCTGCATATTTGGTATCGTCGCCGAAACTGATTTCATCAGAATCATATACATCAAACATCGGCGCTTGATTTACAGTAGTCTTTGGTTGACTAGATACCCAGTTAGTTCCGTTAAAATGGAACATCAGACCTTTGTTTACTGTACCACGTCTCACGGTCACACCTTGCCCTAGTATCGATTCAGTGTCATCACTTTCTCTTAGGTGAATTTGAGCAACGCTGTTATGCGTGATAAATTCTACGGTATAAATTTTGTTATTAACTAATGTGTCTTTGTCTGCCACTACTAGTACTCTTGCACCTTCAAACAAGAATTCACCGTCTATGTTGTATCCACGAGATCCCTCGATAATGCTAAACACATCAGTAGTTGCAGTGTCGATATAGTCAACAGTCTGTTTGGCTGTAGAACCGTGATTGAATAATTGTAGTCCTGCACGGAATTCTATAATCGGACGTTTGGCTCTAGCAGTTTCGTTGGCTGGAAAATCTTGACCTCTTAATCGATATGCTTTTTCTAAGACAGATCTATGGAACCAACGATTATATCTACTCCAGGGATTATTATCAGCACTAGCTCTAGCAATGGTAATATAATCTTTAAATGCAGCATACTCTGTGGCATCATCAAAAGGTTGCGTATCAAACCCGTCGTTATCAAACAGCACTTCAGGAACTTCTGTGCTGAGTACTGGTACCACAAGATCACTAAATTTAGTCAAGGTTATGGCTGTGCCCACTCCTTCTACCAACCACGTATCTCTTGCATAGATAGCCGGTAATATGTTGCCTGAGAATTCAACGATCATACCGTTACTGAATTCTATACCGTTGCCGCTGACATATGTAGTTTTACCAATGATCTCTAGGTCTACGTTAACAAATGTGTTTTCTTCTATGTCTGCAATAACAAATCTGCCAAATGCATCTGGAGTTATTTTACTTTGATAATATAGTGTGTCGGGAGCATCGTACGGTACTACAAATGTCAATGTACCGTTTTCAATGCCGTTGTTAGTAATTCCGTTATTGTAGTCTAATGCAGAACCTTCGCCAGCAGGTTCTACATATTGCCAGTCTTGGCTGTCTACTGTGATCGTGCTAGTATCGAGGCTGGTAACATCTCTAACTGCTCGCCATAATTTTGAATCATAGACCACAAGACTATTCTGTGCATAACTTCTGTTAGGCTGAAATAACAAGCTGCCTGTGTCAAAATTAGTGCGGATTGAAAACCCTTCAGTAGGGGCATTCACTCTAAATTTGTAGGTCTGACCTCGATAAAGAGTCAGAGTGGGATTATTAGTGTATGCATCAGGTGTGAATACGAATGAATTTTTAGTTGTACCTAATACTACTTTGTAGGTACTGTTAATATTAGCACTTTGACCGGTAATGTTAATACTGCGAGGACCTAGTGGCTCCCAATAATATTCTCGATAGTTAATAAACTTGTCCCAGTCGATAGGAGGATTCCAAGTGTAGTGTGTTTGACTGGTTATTTTATCGTCCCGTTCAATCGTGTTTCCAAAAAATTTCAATTGATTTTTAACATCAATATAGTCGTAGAAATTTTCTATTTTATCGTGATTTTTAAATATCACTCCGGGTTCAAGTTGATAGCTGCTGCGTAATGTGCCATCTGTGTCAACATACACATCGTTGCTGTTATAGGTTTTGCCATATCTACGACCAACGTATCCAACAACTTTATCCAACACCCCCGGCTGTATTAAGGGATCAACTACCGCGGATAAAAATTTATCGTTGGCAGGCGTTTGAAAAATTACTGGTAGCAGTTCTACTGATCTGCGTATAGGTAGTTGACTGTTAGGAAATTTATCGGCCATATTAATAAGTTGTTGATACTATAGAGTTGGTACTAGCACCTATTTCAGATGCAGTAATGGCAGAGACGATTTCTATATCGTCCACTGTAGCTGCGCTGATCAGTATTTCATCCGATCTGCTTTGTATTTCAAAAAGGCTACCAAATGATTGATTAGATTGTTTTGGCACTATTACAATGTTGGCAAGATCTGGAGCTGCTGTGTTTAAAATATATGTAGTCAATTCGCCCATATAGAATCGATCACCGAAGTCCCAATTGTTGATATCAAAGAAACTGTTGATAGCAGTGATTACTCTAACTTTAAGGTCGTTGTCATTAATCGATCGATTTAGGTTCTTAACAATCTTAAACACTGCCTGTAATTTAGGATCTGCTTTAGATCCAAACAGCACTTTGTATTTCACAGGATGATATATGATATCATCGCTGATCGATTTGATTGACGATAATGCTGTACCAAACGTTGTTCTCAATGCGTCGCTGGTGGGTGCTACTGGTTCGATATCAGTACCGCCTGCAAGATATATTCTATAGCTTTCATCGTAGCTTCTTATCAACAAATATATATCAATAATATTGCTGGTGGAAGGATCGATCCTTCTATCCACGCTGGCGTTATGAGTATATTGAAATTTAAGATTTCTTCTACCAACAACTGCTGTGTATTCGTTGGCGATGTTCAGAGTGTTAGTAGTTCGATTTACTCGTTTAACAATGCTTTCAGCAGAGTCATAGAAATAAATCAACTGTTGATCGGGATAAGTCACAGTATCATTAAAAGTTATTCCGTCTTCTTTTTGTCTAACTAAAATCAAATCATTTGAATTGTCTACCAGTGTTTTAATTTCTGTTCCGTAGACATCGTTTGAAGATAGGAAAAATAAGAAATTTAAATCTTGATCTAACCCCACAATGTTTTCAAATGATTCGGGATTATCAACAACTCCGTCGTCATCGGCATCTCTAAAACTTAATTTAATTTCGCTGGTGCTTTCGTATCCGTCATCAAACTTTATTGTATCGCTGATTTCAAACGAAATATCTTGTTTAAGCTCTGTAATGAAATCTTTACTGGTATTGATTCCCAACACTGTGATCTGATCTTTAACCACTGCTCCTACTTGATCATTATACTGTTTCTCATTGCTATCAAAATAAAATCTATTCTGTTGTAAGCTACCAAAAACATATGACTGCTTTCTAATTCTCACTATATAGCTGTCAGGCTGTTTGACAAACGCTATCACCCAAGAGCTATCTATATTGGTATTAGTGGTATCTCCGGCTTTGCCTAGAGTAAAATCATTGGTTAGATTTAAATTGCTAGCAGTGATCAGTTTCCATCGAGATTCTGTAATTTCATATCTCAATCCAAAAGTTTGATTATCAAACACTTGATTAACAATTTCAGTTTCAAGTGCAACGGGTAGGTCGCTGACAAATCTTGGTACTATACGCTGAGCCACGGCACCTGTGGGCACTAGATCGCTGAGTGTGATTGGACCTAGTCCTTTGACATATGTTCCGTCTCCAGTGATCTTGACAATTTTTGTCCATATGTAATCTGTCTGATCAGCATCATTGACATTAGTCGCAACTAGTTTTCCTTTTTTAAATTTAAATCCGGCAGGCGGAACAAACTTCACGGCTGCATTAGTTAACACGTATTTCAAGTTGCTGGTAGAGTAGCTACCAACTTTGAGTTGGGCGTTATCTACCACATTTTTAAAATATCCTGTGCTGGTAGCGGTAGTCACAGACTGCCACACTGTGTTAACGTCTGTGAATAATATTTTGTCAAACTTTGTGAAATAAAAATTATAAACTTCAGCCTCTGTAAACACCGGTTCTACACTACGTCTAATAAAATTAATGATATCTATTCTGCTGGCAAATTTAAATGACAGCACAGATTCATCTTCTTGTTTGTAAAGATAACCGTCATCTCCAAATACATTGATACTGCTGTATTTTCCGGTAGCGTCGATGATGTCAAAATTTCTGCTGATACCGCTGGATGTTCTGTTCACTGCTTTAATTTTTACAATATTCTGTGAGCCTAACAATGGTGCAAGATTATAATCTTCTGCTGTGATCATTCTATTCTGAGTATAATATACTGCAGGAGCATTAGCACGAATGTTGTCTATGTCTTCAGAAGCTGCAGAATTAGCCACTGTGCTTTGTAGTGCTAGTCCGATGGTTAGCGTATGTTCGACATTGTTTTTGTTTCTGTACAAAACAGAAATATTAATACCTCTTAATTCGTTAGGGTATATGGTATACGATAGACCATTGCTGGTTCTATAAAATACTCTAAAAGATCCTTGTGGTAAATTTCCGTAGACTCCGTCTGCAAACACAAGATCTATGTTGTCATCTTCTTTGGTATTGATAGCATAGATGTTGCGTATGTCTTGCGTGACGCTGTTATAGGCAATATTGTTACCTACCAAAGATGATACCTTGGTCCATTCTTCAAGTTGTGCACCTTGTGAGTTCAAAGAAAATAACCATACATCATCATTGTTGATGTTACCAGCGTCAACGGCAATTTTTTCATTAGTAGTAGGTACATCTACTGTGAAATCTGCCAATTCCAATGTGCCTTGTTTAAACTGAATAAAGAATCCTGTGTTAGCACTACCGGGCCCAGAACCGTCGTTTCTGTAGACAAATCCTAATTGGTTACCAGGCACAGGTGGTTCTTCGTAGATATTTTCGCTGTTTTTAAAAGCGGTGCTAACTATCTCAAAGCTCATACCTCTGCTAGCCACAGTCTTGGTAAACGAGAATAAAGGCACATCTGTGCCAACTGTGCGGAATCTATATTGTTCTGTAGGGATTCCTTGGATAGTAGCAGATCCCTGACTGCGACCAAATTCTGTGTTATCTGCCATAGCACTATTCAACACAGTGAGAAACTGTTCTAACCAGTTGGCGTTTGTAGGGTCGTTCCAAGTTATTAACTGTTGTGCTAAATTTTTTCCGTTGCTGTCTATGAGGGTATCAGTTGTGGATATTGTTGTGAACTTTAATAGTCCGCTGGCTGCAACTGTGCGTTTAGCATTGTAACTAAGCATGCGAGCTATACGCAACACACTTTCTTTAGTCTCTGCTAATTCAATAAAATTTTCACGGCTGGCAAGATCTATGCGGAATGCCAGGCTTTGTCCCAAGAAAGCCACAGCATCTATCAGTGCCATGTATTCAGAACTTTCTATGTAATCATTAAAATCTTCTGGGTAGTTTTCTCGTAGATAAGTGATAATAACCCTGCGCAGATTTTCAAAGTCGTAGCTGCGGAAATCAGCGTTTTTAAAAGTCTGATATATCCTGGTCCAATCTTGATTTAGTATCAGGTTGTTTTGTCTGCTGGTTGTGGTCATACCAATATTTACCCTTAAAAATAATATGCTTAGTTAATTACATTACTGTTTTTGTCAAAGTTTAGTGTCATGCGTTCATTGATATTAAAAGGAATATACACCAAATCTACTTGAATACGCATGCCTTGATCTGTGCTGTCTATATTGATTTCACTTACTGCAAATCTAGGATCATAATTTATGATAGCTTCTACATCTTTGGCTATGATTTGTTTGACATCGGGAGTGAATGGTTCAAACAGCATGTCCCAGATCACTGTGCCAAAATCTGGATTTTCTAATTTCTCTCCCTTACGGATGTAAAAATGATTGATCAAATCTTGCTTGACAAGATTGATATCGTATAGCTTAAAGTTCTTATTAGCTTCGCTGGAGCTAAATCCTTTGTAAGTGAATTGTCCTTGATTCTGTGTCACTGTAGCAGAACGCTGTGCTGCGGTTTGTTGGTTGTATAGTCTAGTGGCCATGATTAAGTATTCCTATCTGTTTTGTCTGGTGTTAATAAATTCGGTGCTCGATGTTCATGCAACACCCATGGTTCGTGCATAGGGATACGCTTCATGAAGCTTTTCACTATACCTGCTTGATATTTTTTGTCCCAGCCTGCTGCTGAACTTGTGGCAGGGTTGTCGCGCAAATCGTAGGGTTTAACATAATCTGCCGCGACAGCGGTTTCTGCATTATTAGGACCGTTAAGATTGATGTTAGTACCGTTGATCTTAACTTCTGCACTGCTACCGATGCTGATATCTGCTGTAGAACTAATCTTTGTTTCTGCTGAACTTGCTATGTCAAGATCGTTTTTAGTAGATATTTTAGTCTTGGCTCCTACTAATATATCAAGATTAGCACCCACTGTGAGCTTGGCATCTGCATTGATTAGGAACTCCATGTCAGTGGCTATTTCTACATGCCACTTGCCTGTTTCAGTTCTCATGTTTATGTTTCGGCCAGCTTCTAAATTTATATCGCGGGCAGCACGTATGTTGAGATCTTGTTGAGTATGAACACTAATACTATCTTCGGCGAAAATATCTATTTTACCGTTACTGGTAAGTTCTATCCATGCTGTTCCCCTAGCATTGGCAATGTAGATCAAATCTTCTGAATTATGCATTAAAATTTGATGTCCAGTTCTAGTTCTTACTCTAAAGTATTCACTAGCTGGTATAGTAGGCGATCCTTCATTGCCTTTTTTCTGATTGGCAGGATCTAATAAATCGACATATTTTACTGGTCCTTCAGCGGCTGATGTTTCACGATGATATCTGTCATTGCCGTCATCCATGACTAATTGTGTGCCTCCCAACCTGCTTACTGGCACAGTTGCTTGACTATCTGCCTTGCCTATTTTTTGTTTTTTAGCACTTGTTCTACGATCAAGTGGTCCCGGTGTACTGATACCAAACACCATGCTAGGAGCTTCACGCCTTGGTGAACTTGTGTTAAAACCTCGTACATCGTCTTCTAGTAGGCCTTGTTCTAAAAATCTATCTGCGATAGGGTGAACCACTCTAGGATATTTTTCCGGATCAATTTCTTGTGTATCGCCATTGATACGTTTGTTGACTTCAGCCACAGGCAAAGGCAAGGAGGTATTTCCGTATCGTTTTTTATCGGCAGCATCTAGACTATTCACTGTGCTACCTGCGATAGCCGGTACCATGTGGTTGATGTTTACTCCAGGCACACAGGCAAACCAATAGCCTGAAGCTGGGTCACCGTTGACAAATAGCACTAATACATTGACTCCAACGTCTGGTGGTACAAACCACATGCCGTATGATTTTTGTGTATCGCTGAACCCGTCGATGGTAGATTTAGTGCCGTCATTCTTCCCCATAAACTCGAATGGAGTGTATCCGAAAAACGGAGAGGCGTATTTTACGATAAACGTTTGATTATCGTCGCCTGCGGTGTTAGCCTGATCTTTTAAAAGATTTACTTCTATGGATCCCATAAATGAAGGATCGAGATGGCTGATCACTCTGGCAACATAAATGCCTGTAGTTAAGCCGCCACTTCTTCCCTCATCCCCAACTGATGGTCTTGATAATTCTGCCATTAATTTTGTCCTAAGTCTCTGTAATATCTAAATCCTACCACACGCGGTGCTTGATTTGATGTGGTCGTAGTCGGTGCATCTACACGTCGGGGATCTGCGGATGTTCGTTGTCCTGAATTAGCAGTATTTGATGCCCGAGTAGTGTTTGAATTTGTAGAACTGTTGTCAACTAGTGAAGTTTTAGGAGGTTCTTTTGGACCTATTTCAGTAGCCGGAGTATCAGCTTTAGACGTTACTAACTTATCGTATTCTTCGCCAGTTTCCGGGTTAATGGCTTTTACAGTTTCAGGTCCTTGTGGTCCAGGCATTCTTACACATTTTAATTTTTGTTTCCAATTTCCATCAACAAATGTATTTTCACACAGCACAATACGATATATACCGCCAAAAGGACTATCCTCTCCAACTTGTGAAAAATCATATAACCCAGTGGTTGTATTAACATCAATCGGTGTCCTAAATGTAAGATAGATATAGACATTTCCGCTTTCATAATTCATTGTGCCGTCATCGGTGATTTGAGCCGTAGGACTTGCTGCTGAGGCAAAATAATTGTTCATTCCCGAATCCACTAACCAATAAGGGTCTCCTAGAATTTCTAAGTCTATAGTAACCAAATCAGCACTGTTGCCGCTGATGAATACCTGTTGAAAATTTTCTGCAACATTTTGTTCAACACTTTTTTGATCGGATCCACCTTTATATCCTGCCAATAGCCTTGGGTCGCGTTTAGGTCTAGCTCGGCCAGTATTAACTGCCTGCACTTGCTTTGCCTGTCCTTGTTTGGTGCTTGTGGAAGAATTTTTAGTTTCACCAAAATTTTGATCCTGTGTTGCAGTTTTAGCAGCGTCTGATTCGGACTTTGGATTGGATCCTGCATAAAATAAATTATTAATTTGTACGTTAAAACTTAGAACATCGACATTTTCCCCTGTATAGATATACCGATATTCTTTCACTACATCTTTCAGTAATTCTTTATAGCCTATAGGCGCAGCAGTAGCGTTTGAAAATATACTTTGATGCACAAGGTAAGGAACTACTCTAAAAGTTATTTTTTTTGCATAATCGCCTGTGAGGTCATCAAGTTTTAATAATTCCATCTGTACATCTAACTTGAACCATTTGATAAATCCCTGGGGTGTAAGATATTTTGGATCAAGAGCTTCTTGAGCATATTCAGAACTTAAAATAATTTGATTTATAATTGATGTTAGAGATTGAGCTTGGGCAAATTGAAAAGCACGTTGTTTAGGATCAATGGTCATGCCGTCTCTAATCATCACACCTGTTTTTTCGTCGTATTGATCGCCGGCACGCTTAAACAGCGGCCTTCCACCCGAGCTTTGATCAAATCCAAAACCAGCTGACGCTATGCTGTTTTGGTCTAATAGTTGGGGATCAATCTTGATCATAGAGGCTTGGACCGCAGCTTTTTTAGTATCAGGGGTATTAGGATTAACTGTGGCTTTTTTTATTTGTTCCTGATTGCCTGCTGAACTTTTCCAGTCACTTGAAAGTATAGGAAACTGAATTACATATTCATCCTTTTGCTCTATTTCTTTCTCTTTCAACAGTTTTGTTTCGATATTGTTTAAAAAAGTTGTTAAACTTCCAGGGCCATTGCTTGCTAACATATCAAATACATGTCCTTTGCCGGCGGCAAAGAGCTTGACATCACTGTAAGCGGTATTAATTGCACTTGAAAATCCCTGATGGTTATAAGGCACTGCATCAACTTTATACGTGCTGCCGCTTTCGTTAACTGAGAATTTAACTCCAACTAATTTTAGAACAAAAAACTTTGGTTTGATATTTGATATCACTCTACCCAATTGATCAAAACCTTGTATGTCCATGCGTAACACAAAAGGAGCATTGTCTAGATAACTTAGGTATTTTGCATTTATTGCAGCCGCCTGCATGCTCTGCAATAACAATCCCATAGAATGTGGTTCAACAATATCAAATTCAAATTTAACTGCGTTAGAATTACCTGTGTCTTCGTTGGCACCGATCACATTTTTCATTACAAAATTGTTGATAAAGTATTCGGGTGCTTGAGTAACAAGAGACGGACTTATAAAAATTTTTTGTCTTTGGGAATCAAATCTACCGGCACTTGAAAACACAATGTTAGTCAAGTCGCCGGGACTATTTCTATATGATGGAGGATTATTGTATTGTGCAGGCGTAAGACAGGCTAAGGTCCAAAGCACTGTATTACTAGCAAATACCTCCATGGGATTATTAACCAATGATGGCAGCTTCGGATTGCGAGAAACAGTTTTAGTCGGCTCCGCTGAATTTGATGCTCTGTCAGGAGCTTGCTTAGACACATTTTCTGCTGTACCTTGTGGCACTGAAATAGACGGAGGATCTGTCAGTGCTGGGGTGCCATCTGGTTTTCTATATTCTTGGGCCATTTAGACTCCTAGAAACTTTTGCAGATTGTTTTTCTTAGGTAGATAAATCACAACCCCTGGTTCAAAGTCATAGATAGGGTCTTTCAACACACTCATGTTTCGCTGTACAAATACCCACCATAGTCTTGCACTTCCATAAACGTCATAGGCCAACAAGTCGGGTCGATGTCTATATTGATTTTCTATCACATAACGAAAATCATCTGGCTCAGAAGGCACTGGTCTTATTTCTAATAAATCAAGATAGAAATTATTTTGTCTAGTATCAGCCCAAGGACTGTTTTTGTTATAATTAGCCATTAGATATATCCTCCTCCGCTCTTACTAGCCATTTGGCCGCGGGCGTAGTCTTGGATATTAAACTGTCGTAAATTCTGTCTAGTATACACAGGAGCCACTACCACAGTTATGGTGCTGAGTGTTGGTACCCAAGTGTATCTGCCGTTGTCGAACGGGTCGCATCGAATATAATTTATGTCATCTTTGAAATCCACTGAAAAGGATTTTATAATAACAGGAACATTTTCAAATATGCGATTACCATAACCCGACAGTGTACAGATAACAGGGGGATTACCTGCTAGTGCTCCTTGGCCAAAAAACATTTTAGTGGCTGTTTTAAAAAATGTAGTTGCTGCAATCCAGTAGGCACCTTCTTCATTGGTTTCACAACTAAATTCTCCGCTGATTGTGATATCATCCACCACACTGTTTTTGTAACTGTGCTGAGCATAATTAGCATGCGTGATAGGTACCGTAGAATATTCTGCTTTGGTGCTGACTGTAATACTAGGCAGATATGGAAAAACCACACCGCCTGTGTCTTTGAGCTGCTGAAATAACGAACTGTTAAAAATGTTCCATTGACAATTTATGCGTACTCGCCAATCGTCTGCATTACCAACATTAAGTTGTATGGCTTCCCCTTGTGGAACAAACGTCTGTGCTCCCGCTGGAACGTTGACAGCACGTTTGAGACTAAGTACATTGTTGAGCATTCCGGCAGCTGCACTAAAACTACCGGCAGCTTTCATTAATCCACCTGCAAGATTGCCGCCAGTGAGTTTATTAAGTGTTCCGGAGATGTCTGCTGCTATGTTACTAGTTGAACCTGCCACTGATCTTAATTTATCTACTGGTCCACCGACTGCACTATTCACTGTGACATTTCCACCCATGGCACTATTACCAAAGTTTTTTATATCGCCGGCCATTTGGTTCAGACCTGATTTAAATCCTGCTGATAATTCAGCCGCCTTTTCGTCTAGTTTGAGTTTTGAAATCTCAGATGAAGCACTTTGTAGGGCAGCTTGTCCTTCATTAGTGGCCTGGCTAAATTTCTCCGAAATAGCTGCTGTAAACTCTGAAAAGGGTGACACTGGATTACTACCCGGACCCGATGAGGGTTTAGAGGATGCGCCAACACTAAAAAACGCTGTTAATTTTTCGTTAAGTGCGCGATTGTTGGATACTTGTGCAGCTGAAATACCAGTAGGGTCACCACTGGCACGATTGATTCTATCAGCTTCTTCTTGTGCGGTTTCAGGATAAGACTTACGTGCCATTTTGAGCAGATTTCCTTGTCATATAGACTATTTATTATGATAAAAATGTGCTATTATATAATACATAACGGAGAATTCTAACTAATGATTGCGCCTAAAATTAAGTACCTAACCAACAAAGATATATTAAGAGAGATACACCTAAGCAAAAATACCTACAGTAGTTTCACCGATCCTGCATATAGCGAATACGATCTAATCGTTACTACCTTGGATAAGCTGAATATACGTACTATTGCAGAAGCCAAAAGAAACAGAGCATCTAAAATGTCAAAGGCTGCACACGAAGCAGCTGTGGCTGCTGCAGGAAAAAAAATGCCAGCTAAAGAGTTTGAAGTAGATTATCGCAAAGTACAAAAACAGGATCTAGTTTTTCGTGTGATGACCTTTACACACATACCTCTGGCTCCGGGGCGTAAGAAAACTCTAAAGAACACCGCAGACAGTCATGACAAAGTAAACTTTCCACCGTTTCAGCATTGGAAATATGACGACAATGGTAACTTGGTATGTGTAGGCAAAAGTCACTGGAAGGGTGATCTAGATCGTGGAGAGTTCTCCAAGGATCACGGACAAATGACCAACGATCTAGCTCG